CGCAGGACCTAACGCCTAGGCAGGCATGGCTGCTTTATATGAACGTGTCTACGTTTGCGAAGGTCGTGGACCTAATCGCGGACGCGGTCGCGGGCCTAGAGATTATCCCGAAGATAAACGGGCAAGCGGCGGACGATAACGGGGCCTTCCGGGCGTTCATGGACGAACCGGGGTTCAATCGCGATAGGCGCATGCTTATTAAGGAGCTGACCGTTCAGCTTCTCGTTACCGGCACCGCGTTCCCGTGCATTTACGGCAACGTAAAGTTCACCCCGACTTCGATAGACGTTTTGAAGTCGTTCTATGTTACTCCGGTAGTCGGGCCAGATATGTGGCCTGCGTCGTATATTTACGCAGAAGGAACGCGGACGAACCGCTTCGAGAAGCAGGGGGCACGCGACTTCCGGTGGATCGATAGCATGGGCATGGCGGAGATTATCTCTATCCGCGATATGGACGGCGATAGGCGCGGCATCGGCCTTTCGCGTCTCTCTGCGATTAAGGCGGACGTGGAACTTCGGCTTAGCGGCATCCAACATAACCAGGCGCTTATGAATAACGGCGCACGTCCGTCTGGCGCATTGGTCTTTAAGGAGAGGCTGAATAAAGAAGCGAAGGAAGCGGTTGCCGAGAAGATTAAGGCCACTGCGGTCGGCGCGGGCAACGCTGGCAAAGTAATGCTTTTTTCAGGAGGCGAAGCGGAGTTTATAGAGATGTCTCAGTCTATGAAAGATATGGACTGGGCTAATCTCGTTAAGGTGGTGGATAATGCGATCTCGGCGCGGTTCAACGTCCCCATTACCCTCTTCGAAACGGGCGCGCAAACGCAAAACAACTATGAAGTCGCGTGGACGCAGTTTTATGACAACGCTGTCCTACCTACCTTCAACGTCGTATGGGGTGGGCTTGCCCGTATGTTCTCTTCGCGACTTCCTTTCAAACTGGACATCGCCCACGATACACTAACGAATAACACCCTCGCTCGGCAGGCGTCCGCCCGTGCCCGAGATCTCCGCACGGCGGGCCTTATTACGACGAACGAAGCTCGCGCCTTAGTCGGGTATGAGCCGGTTCTAGGTGGCGATGCGTTGCTTGCCCCTGCGGGCGAAGTGCCGATAGGAGAGGACTTCTACACCGCGACCGATGCAGACGGGCGTCCGCTTCGCAATCCGCCCGAGCCGAAGAAGATAACGGACGAAAGCGGGCAGCGCGGGGATAAGGCTTTCCACTACGATAGGCAGCATGGCAGGCTGGTGGTACTGAGTTGAACGCGGAAGCTGCACTTCTAGACGCAAAGCTGGCATTGGAAGAGGAACTGAAGACGCCTCTTTCGTATGTATTCCTGAATTACATCGTCGGGAAGCAAGAGGGCATGACGCAGTTCGCGCGGGCCTCGTGGCTTGCGCAACTAGCCTCCGTCCTTCTGCACCACTATGCGCGCGTTACCTGCGTGGTAACGGGGCGAGTTCCGAAGCGCCCGCAGACTCCGGAGGATGCGGCGATAGGCGAAGGGCACGCGCAAGCGATGCGTCGGCGCGCGAACTCGCAAGCGCAATTCCTGCTCGGCAGCGTAGATCGGGAGTGGGACCGCACCCCGGAAGAGAAGGCAGACGTTCAGCGCGGCTTCATGTCCCGCATGCTCGGCAAGGCGCGAGAGGTATGGCGGCGCACTAAGGCGCGGCTATCTGCGGTGCTTGCGACGGAGACAAATGGAGCGGCGGAAGATGCACGCATTCGGCAAGCGAGGGAGATCGCGGGCAATCGGCCACTCTACAAGTGGTGGTCTACGATGCTGGATGAAAAGGTTCGTCCGTGGCATCAGGCTGCGGAAGGACAGGAGCGACCTATTGCTGACCCGTTTACGGTCGGGGAACAGTCGCTTATGTTCCCGGGCGATATGGCGCTTGGCGCTACTCTTAATAACATCATCAACTGCCGTTGCAGCGCCGTCTACTATGCTCTCAATCCAGACGGCAGCAAGGAAGAGCTTAGCAGCACTCCCCGACTCACGCCAGTTAAGCCAAATCGATCGGTCGGCAGCGTTGACCATCCGTCTCTTATTACTCGGCAGATAGCCCTGCGGTCGCAATCCGTCCAGCGCGTCTTCCTCGAAGACATGCTAGAGGCGCGCGTCTCGATATACAACGGCATTATCCGAGTAACGCGCGGCGGGCAGCGCCTAGCAATCGGCCGCTACACGCATACCGTGCGCGGCGGCAGCAAGATCGAAGGCTTGCAAGTAGAGCCAGCGGGGCAAGGCATCGGCATTGAAGACCTTATAAAGCGGTCTGTGCAGTTTACGAACGACATGAGGAAATAGCATGCTGTACGGTTCTCTGGTAGATCTCGAAGAGAAGGCGTTAAACGAAGACGCGGACGACGCATGGACCTTCCGGGGTTATGCCGCAGTCTTCAATAACCGCGACCTAGGTGGCGATATTATTCGCCCAGGTGCGTTTAAGCGTTCGCTGAAAGAGCACGGCTTGCCCCTGCTCCTAGTTCAGCACAAAATGCAGGAGCTTCCAGTCGGCACGCTTACGGATGCGGGCGAGGACTCGAAGGGCTTCTATGTTGAAGGCGAGCTTCCGAAGGAAGATCCGATGGCGCGCCGCGTCGTGGGGCTGCTTAAGCCTCGCAAGGGTGCTCGCGGCCTTAAGGGGATGTCGTTCGGCTACGTCGCGCGCAAGACGACGCGCGAGAAGATCGAAGGAAAGGACACCCGAGTTATCCACGATCTCGATTGCTTCGAGGTCTCTTTCGTGGGTCTCGGCATGAATCCGCAGGCTGGGGTAACGGCGCTTAAAGGCCTATCCGAGCCAGAGTGGAAAGAGCTTTCAGAGCGCGAGAGAGAAGCGCATCTGAAGGAGCTTGGCCTTACAGACGGGCTGGCCAAGCGGTTTATCCGACTGGAGCGAGAGGCTTCATCGGAACTCAAAAGCAGTCAGCGCGAGGCTGGCGCGGAAGAGTATGAATTGCCCGATTTCGCAGGTCTCATCCTAAACGCTGCAAAAGGAATCAGCACGCAATGACTGTGAAGAAGAAGTCGCGCAAGGCCTCCGCGCCTGCAATCCTCTCTAAAATGCGCGCTAACGCGCATCTTATGGAGTTCAAAGATACCGAAAAGCCCGAGATGCCTGCCGCAATGCAGAAGCTCCAGGCGGATATCGCGTCGGCACTCGATCAACTCGGCAAAGCCGTCGATACGAAGAACAAGCAGACCATCGACAACATCACGAAGGAGATCCAGAAATACGACGATCTCCACACGCAGTGGCAGAAGGACGTAAAGGCCTGGGAAGAGCGGGCGAAGCTCGCGGAAGCTAAGGCGAACGATACCGAAGGACGCCTTAAGGACCTGGAGACGAAGATCGCCACCGGCCTTATCGGGCATAACGGCGGTCCGGAGCTGGACGACGAAAACCATCCCGGGCGCAAAACGGAAGAGTACAAGGCCTTTTTCGAGGGCTTCGTTCAGTGCAATAGCAAGCTGAATGTCACTCCCGAAACTAAAGCGATGCTCCGGACCGATATCGATACGGCGGGCGGCTTCCTTATCCCGCCAGTCTTCGATAACCAGATCCGTAAGAAGGTCGTGGAGCTTTCGCCGGTCCGCTCGTTTGCCACGAGCAAGACGCTGACGGGCAAGACGATGAACGTCCCGATCCGTCTGGCCCTGCTCGATTCGTCCTACGAGGGCGAGGCAGAAGACGATAATGACGACGCATCGAAGTATGGCGAGACGAGCGTTAACGCGCATCGTCACTCCGTAACCGTGCCTATCACCCTCGATCAGCTCATCATGTCTCCGTATAATATGGAGCAGGAGATCGCGAGCGACGTTGGGCAATCCTTCGCGAAGAAGGAAGGCAAAATGTTCCTCGTGGGTACGGGTAACGGTATGCCGGAAGGCATGCTCGTTAACTCGGCGGTTCTCGCGGGCAAGACGCTTACGGCGGCTACGGGTATCGTTACATTCGACGATATCGCTACGCTCATCGGCTCGATGAAGACGGGCTATAACGCCATTCTTTCGTTTAACCGTCTCACTTTTGCGCAGCTGATCCAGCTGAAGGACAAGTATGGCCGTCCGTTGTGGCAGCCGGTCGCAGGCGACCGTCCCGCTACGATCTGGGACGAACCCTATACCAAGACCTTCATCGACATGGATAGCATGATCCCGGCGACGTATTCCGGCGACACGCTTACCGCCAACGCAACGTCGGGCACTATCCCGATTATGTACGCGGACTTTAAGCAGGGCTATGAGATCTACGATCTTATGGGCATGTCGGTTATCCGCGACGATGTCACCCGCAAAAAGCGTGCGATCATCGAATACACCTTCCGTCGCTACAATACGGCGAAGGTGCAAATGGCCGAAGCTATTAAGGTGCTGAAGGTCCGCTAAGCGGCCTCGCACGAACGAAAGGAGACAAGCACACATGTTCGATTACGATATGGCGTCTAAGATCCTGCCTATCTCCGGAACGGCAGACGATCAGACTGAAGACGGCAGCGTGTTCACCGCAGTGGTGAATGACGAGACCTATTCCAACTTCCGCTCCCTTACCTTCCTCGCGGTGGTCGCGTCTGCGATTGCCTACTCGGCTGCGGCGTGGGTCGTTAAGGAC